CAAGAAACGAACCACCACAATTCAGACTTGAAGACTTCTTTTAAGGGAACGCATTTGACTGCTAATCCGGTTTCATAGTTAAAGAGAACGTAGTATCTAACCCCGTTCCACGTTGTACCAGCTTCAATGAGCTTGTATAAATCCTGCCCTGCATAGTTGTAGGTGATTCCATCTAATCCAAGAGCCATCATTCGGCTCTGCTTGCTTCTAAATAGGTTGTCGTTCTCAACAATTTTATCCTGCTTGGTGGCGTTTATAAGCTTCTCAACAGCTTTTGAGTCATAGCCCATCGAATCTATGCCGGATTTCAAGTCTTCACGGCTCTTGAAAAGATTATCCTGCTGGACAAAGCGATGCTTTTCTAAATTCCCACCACCGATAGGATCAGCGATGAAATCATATACATCAACTACTTCGAGGTTAGACTTATACTTAGGCTTGCTTTGCGCCCAAAACTTCTTGATAGCCCGACCATAGAGGATAGCTTGCTTCTTACCATCTAAATCAAGCATGTCCCAATCGTGGTCTTCTGCGGTAGACTCTTGTTGGTAGAGAGCGTCTACCTTTCTTGCGGCCTTATAATCAGCTTCTTCCCCCTGTTCAAACTTCCTTGTCGGAGGGTCATCAATCTTTGAAAGCAAAGTCTCGACAAAGCCAGGGACGATAGGGATAGGAACGTTGTATCTCTGTTTCAGGCTCTTGACCTGCTTATTGAAATACTGATCCTCGGCCAGCTTCCAGGCTGATTCACGTTGATGCCGGAATTTTAATCCCGCATCATACTCAGCCCTGCATTGTTTAACTATTTGCTCTGTCTCGGTCATTCACTTGTTAGGTTAATTATCCGAAGTACGCTGTCTCTGGCTCCCACTTGGGCTGTTCGTAAGGCTTATAAGTATCGTTAGTCATCTGATCTTCGACTACTGCGGCGTATCTGTGAACATCTGCGGCGTGGCTGGTAAAGTCGTGATTCGGTTTCTCTTTGAACATTCCTTTGTTGTCGTCCCACTCTTGCCTGTACTGAGCGATGTAATCTAAGAATGTTTGGCAGTTCTTTTCATCTATCCAGAGTTTGTTAAATAAGAGTTTGCCCCGTTGGATTCCATCGTCTACTGAAAGGGAAGGTACTATCTCAAAGCTCCAGTTAGCTTTCAATTCCTGTATGAGTTGTATTCTGGTCTTTCCTGTTGATATATCTGTCGCTCTGGCATCGTGAGGGAGGAAGTGCTTACCGTAGATGTATTCTTTGTTCTCAAGGGCTTTTATCGCTTGTGGGATACCGTCTTTCTCCGACCCTTCCCAATAGTCAATCATTCTCCGTTCCTGCATCGTACCCTGATAGAATCCTATTCCTAGCTTCTGGCCGATTCCTAAATCCCAAACGGTGTGAACTTTCAGTATCGGATCATAGGGAACCGTTTTTATCCTTCCTTCTTTCCGAGCCTTCAATAGTTCAGTAGCGTAGTACGCACCCTTTACCGAGGCTTCAACACTACACATAAACTCCTGTGCATACTCGTCATCACTCATCAGTTTCTTAGCATCCAGTAATTCAGATTCTAGTATTAGCTTGGTGTCTTCTGCCGTTAGGAGCATTGAGAGCCAGTCATCATTTACTTTTCCGTATTCATATAGTCTGTAGAGTTCGTTCTTACCTTTAGGAGTGCCAATCCATATTGCATAGCCTTGATGGTCAGCCAGAGCAGGGCGAATGATCTCGGTAAAGATATTACTTGGCTGTTGGGAGTATTCATCGAAAGCAACACCCCAAAGAGCAATACCTCTAAGGCTATCAGGGTTGTCTGCACCGTAAAGCTGGAGCTTAGAACCATTCGGATATTTGACTGAGAGTTCAGATTCATTGAATTGGACGTTAGGTATTGGTTGTGCGTAATGCTTGAGTAAGTCCCAGGCTATATTCTTGGCTTGCTTGTAATAGGGAGCGATGTAGGCAAATCTGGAATTCGGAGTCTTTAGAGCGTCACGCTGTAAGTGATTTAATACTGCTACTGTCTTTCCGGCTCGTCTGTGAAGAACAAGGACTATCCAGCGTTTTGCGGTGTCGTGGAGTCTTGTAGCCCACTGTCTTGGTTCGTAGGGGATGATAACCATTGAATTTGAATTGCTTCACCATTAATGCCTCCTACTTCCTGCGGGATCATCTTTGCCTGTAGTTTGTTGAACTCGGTTATGAATAAGCGTTCTTTGTCAGGATCACCGCTAGTAGAATAGACTTCCATTAATTCCCAAAACACCGGAGAGAACTTATCGAAGTTCTGCCGAATCAGTTCTACTTTTCCATATCCTTGATTTCCTCGCTTATTTGGCATTTGAATTAGTTTTCTCGCTTATTGCTTGACTTTATTAAAAGGGTGGATTTAACCTGTGTTTGCTAGGAACTTTTCCACAGCGAACTCTTTCTATGGAGATTGTTTACACGCTACTTCCTAGCACATTTTAAGTTCGATGAGTCCATTCAGCCATTAGTCAGGGCATTGTAGCCAGCGTAGCCAGGCGAGTAAGCCAAGGGCAGAGCAAGGGCAGACACGAGCCAGAGACAGAGCGTACCCAGGACTTATCGAGAAGGAGGGTGCGTCTTTGGCTCAACCAGTCAAACCTGAATCTCTTAGTTATCAACCATCTCGTTCCATCACTAGAATTGATGCTTTCTTCGATATATCAGGGCATTTCGTTAAAAGATTAAAGCTGTTTTTACGTGAGGCTGAATCTTTGTTCCTTGAGCTAGCGATTGTCATTCTTGCCGTTCTTAAACTGCTGGATATGCTTTTAAAATAAATTATGGTGATGGATCATAGCTTTCAGTTTCTAAAGTATCGGATGGTATGTGAAATCCTATTGCGTGAGTGTTAGCTTCTTCCGGCTCTGATATTTCAACGCTGATTAATTCTGCTGTATCTTCTCGTTTGAGTGCATCCTTAACCCCTTTGGCCTCAATTCGTTTCTTAATGATGTAGAGAGGCATTAGGGGAATAGAATCTTACCGATAGTGTTTAATATGAAACCGAGGATTAGTGAATTGGTGTCTTGTTTCGCTTGTGATTCACTATTCTTTTCTTCTTCTCTTTCAGTTCTTGTGGTGATAGGCCGAAGTTCAAACATTCACATTCATCGTAAGGATATTGGCAGATTTCACAAACTTTCATAGTACGATTCTTTGGCTTGTTTATGCGGTAAACATATTTGTTAGGGACTTATCCACAGGAACGTATATTGACAGCTTATATCATCGCATATATAATGTATGTAAGATCACTAATCAATAAATATATGAACTACGTTTGCCCCTCCTGTGGTTTTGAAGAAGAGTGTCAAGGATGGTTTGAACTGCATCTAAACTTTGCCCACGAGATATATGAATAACTATATGATTTGTCCTGCCTGTGGTGAAGAAAGATCAGAGTTTGTAAAGGGAATTTGTATAGAGTGTGTAGGAGTTACTAATTAACAACCATTATATGAAAGCTATCGAACTGTTTGCCCTGTTAAAACAGAATCAAGTGGGGCCAAACGAAGAAGTGTATTTCGCGTCAGATGAGGAAGCTAACAGCGTATTCTCAAAGGTCGAACTCATCCAGATCACAACGGATGAAGGGAAATACCTGACATTCGTTCCTGCTAGTTCACCGATTGATTCATTAAACCTCTAATATGCAAAAACTTTGTTCTATCTGTAACAAGCCTGTAAACATTACTCATCCTGCCCAACGCTACCATCCCGGTAAATGCTTTCAGAAAGCTACTCAAGCGAGACATAAGCGGTATAGAGAGAAAACCATTAAACAATCTATATGAACTACTACAACCCCTATAATCGTCAACATCTCTACAAGCCGCATCCTAAGCAGTCTTACTTTAAACGTGTCGTATTACCTTACTTAATCTGTGTAGCGTTCGGAGCCGGTCTAGTGCTGGCAGGATTCTACGCTATGAGGACTTACTAAAATGAACTGGAAAGAACAATTAAAACGTATTGTCGGAGACTTGAATGTAGCTGATGACTTTATCCCTAACAGGGAAACGGTTGAACTGGCTGTATTGGAGAAATACTCTACTGAAATCA